CCGCCGTGTTTGCGCAATATAACTACTATGACGATGGAAAATGGGCAGAGACTTTTAAGTTTCAGGACCCGTTTGTTTCATTGTGCACGTTGTTGTATTACGTGCAGTACAAGTTGCATGAGCAACTGTTGGCATGCGCCAGCATCCCAGAAGCAAGTCAAGTTATCCGCCCGGCTTTTCGGCACCGGGGTGTGAGTATGGCACCCACTCACGGCCCCCCTACCTCTACGGCACCTGTGCGAGTCCGTTAGTGCAATATGAGTACAACAACGAGTTTAATGTCCTTCAAGGTGGAAAATATTTTGAGAATGGGCGTTTGGACTTTGGTAGTCCAAAACGCGCGATGTATGATACTTTTTATCGAACTATCTTTGGTCCTTCTGTTAGTCACGCCTTTGTAACTTATGAGCGGTCCGACGCATCTTTGTCAAACGCTCTATCTCGTCTTTGCAAAGTGCGTGCGCCTGAGCGAGCGGGATTTCACCAGCAACTCAGGCTTAATCAAGCCCAATTCATCCAAAACCTACGGGTCCAAGGGGTGGTGAAACAAATCCACACCCTCTATTCACCTTATTTTTCAACATTTACCACTGTTGATGAAGAAGCCCAGGATCATCATGCCGATCCACATGACAAGCAAAAACTTCGCATTCAAGCTTGGTTGGAGGCAACACTCTCTGGAGAACGATTTATTAGTAAGACCCTCTTGGGGCGATCGCGACGTCGGCGGTTGCCTTTCGTGAGTCTGAAGATAAAGCCAGAAGAGTATGCAAAGCCCGACAAGCCGCCGCGAGTCATAGTCGACCTTGGGGTGGCCGCTAGTCTTGTCGTATTTCGGTTTGCTGAGTTCTTCAAAACTGCGCAAGCGTTTTAGACGCTGCATTTTAACGGTGGTACAATGCGATTTGTGAAAAGTCCAGATCCATTAGTGATGGAGCAAGCCTTTGAGGAGTTGTTTCAACCAAAAGGTCGGTTTGCAGCCGTGTATTTCTCCGACGATATGTGTTTCTCGTATTGGTATCGTGGCAAGGTGTACTGGCACAACATTGATATTTCATCATGTGATGCGTCTCACACGAGCCACCTTTTTGATATGCTCCGTGAGTGCTGCCCTGATAGAGCACAGGAGGCTGTCAATGCTGCAATCAAACAGTGCGAGGCCCCAATCAGAATTCGGAGTTACGCCG